CGCGCCGGGATGCTGGCTTGACCTTCAGGCGGTTCATCCGAACAGGCTCGCCAGCAGGTCTTCGCCACCCATGGCGCCCGCGTCATAAATGCTGTTGGGCATCTGGCTGGCGTTGCTGAACAGCCCGCTCAGGCCGTTGTAGGCCGCCCCGATGCCGTTCATGGCGCCGGGCAGGTAGCTGGCCAGTTGGGCAGCGCCCAGGCCGCCGGCCAGGATGTTCGCCCCGGTGTTGGAGTAGTACGGTTCCGTCCTCATGGTGCCGGGTGACATCCCGCTCAGGCCGCCCTGGAGGAGTTGGAGCTGTTTCAGCGGGTAGTCGCGCTGGGCCTGCCAGTTGTTGCGGCCCTCGTCATAAACCCCCTGGTCGAACAGTTGCCGCCTCGACCCCATCTGCCACTGAGCATCAGCCGCGTTGAAGGCCCTGCGCTGCTCATCCAGGCCCATGCCGCTGAGCGCGCTGGCCGCCTTCAGGCGGGTGTCGGCGCCGCTCTGGGCCGCGAGCTGGTTGGCGATCCCGGCTTTCAGGCCAATGTCCGAGTTCCACTTGCCAGCCTCATTGCCGGCCTGGGCCTGGGCCACCAGAGCCGCATTGCGGGCCGCAGCGCTCTGGCTGCTCGCCGTCTGCGCCAAGCCGGCGTTGTACTGGGCCATCTGATTGGCCTGCAGCATGTTCTGCAAACCGGACTGCTGTCGGTTGGCAAGGTTGGCGCTGCCGACGTTCCAGTCCTGGGCCTGATTGAGCTGCTGGGCCGTCAGGTCGCGGTTCTGGTCGGCATTGATGGCCGCCTGCGCCTGCCCGAAATTGGCCTGATTCAGGGAGGATGCGGTCCTGCCCGCGACATCCAGGAAATTGCGGTTGTTCTCGGAGTTCATGACGGCTTGTCTGCTGCCGCCGAAGGCGCCTGCAGCGCTTGCCCGGGCATTTGACTGGTTCTGCAGGATGTTGTTCTGCCGGCCCAGCTCGCCCAAGGTGGTGTTGATGACGCTCCCGGTGAACGGGTTCAGGTAGGCGTTCAGGTTGGCACCGGGAAACTGCCCAGCAGCCACGTTGCCGACCTCGCCCCGGCCCATCTGCGCCGCCCCCGCCTGCGCCGCCGGGCCGGCATTCATCGCAACGGTGTCCTGCCATCCCTGCATCCAGGGCTGATAGCCCTGCGCCGCGACTTGGCTCGGCTGCCAGTTGGCGGCGCCCAGAGCCGCCCCCTGGGCCTGCTGCATGGCGCCCATCCCGACGCCGGCCCCGTTCATGATCGCGTTGTAGGCGGTCGCCTGCCCCGGGTCCCAGCCGGCTTGTGTCGGGCCGCCATACTGCGCGTAAGGCCGCTGCGACAGCTGCAGCGCATTCTGGAAATTGCCGTACTGCGCCTGATCGACCCAGCCGGTTGGCGTGGTCGTTGTGGTCGTCGTCGCCATGGGGGGTTTACCTCTTGCTGCCGGTCAGGCGGATATCGAATCTCGGGGCGCCAAACCTCCAAAAACTGGGCGCGCTGTTGCTGTCCATCCGCACGCTGAACTGACGGGCGGTCAGCCGCAGATCGATCTTCTCGGTGGTCGTCATGATGGTGTACGGGCCGCTCGACGCCTCGGCCCCGGCCGGCATCATGCGACCGGAAAGCGTGATGGTCAGGCCGCCCTGCAGGTCCTCGACATCGGGCAGCACCCGCAGGATGCTCGCCAGCTGGTCACCGTCCGCCAGATCGCGCGGCGCCGATTCCAGGAATGCGGTAATCGCTCCGCCATTGGCCGTGTGGCCGTATTCCTGATAGTAGACCAGCCCGGTGGTGTCGGCCGCTATCGGGTACTGCAGCACGCCCGCGTCGATCCAGGCCGTCCGGTCGAAGCTGCCGACCGACCAGAGGTTTTCGATGTAATTGTAAAGGACATACCGGGAACATTCGTCGCCATCCCCGTCTCTGCTGTCCGGATACAGCCACAGCACTTCGTTGTTGGCGCTGTCGATTGAACAGTAGACCTTCTCTGATTGGAGCCAATTGAGGTTGTCTGTCACATAGCGTTGGACTGGACAGACAAGCGCTTGCGGTGAGCCGCCCGACCAGCTGTAGAACTGGCCGCCTCTGGTCATCCAGAAGGCAGCACCATCCTTTTCAGCCGCCGCATTGGGGCCAATCAGGCCGCAGCCCTGGCCCAGGAGTTCAAACCCATAGACTAGGACAGGGTCCCCAAGGTACGTCATGCTGTACAGCGCGGCGTCGGTCCAGAGCAGGTTTACCTTCCTGGATGGCAAGCCCCTGACCACCCGGCTGCCATGGGACAGCGGATACTCGCCGGCTTGGTTGGCCGCTGTCGGGGTCCAGACGGTGTTGTCCTCCTGATCGCTCCAGCGGACCAGCAGCGGGTCGAAGGTGACTGACCCGTAGGGCTGGGCGCCGCACGCCACCACAATTCGCTCGGCCGTGACGAACACCGCCGCGATGTTGGTCGGGGCATTGGTGACCGCTGCTGCAATTACGCCGGTGTCCAGGCTCCACTGGTAGAGCGTCTGGCCCCGGGGGCAGGCCAACAGGTACTCACCCCAGGTGGCAAAACTCCAGGTCCTCGGAAAAATCTCGGTCAGCGCACTGACGCCGCCGTAGGTGCCGCTGCCATAGGTGCCGCTGCCGTAGCCGCCGGCCGTGGTGCCGAGACTGTCCTCCAGCCCGGCGGCCAGACCTGATGGTGTGATGTCGTACAGCCCGCCGGCCACGGCCGCATATAATTTAGTGTGCGTGCCGACCGCAATCCGGGGGCCAGCGTCATAGGCCGCCCAGGCGTGCAACCCACGACACTTGCCGCTGAACAGGTCGGTGTTGACGGCAGCCCAGCCGCCCAGCGTTTGCGGCAAGCCCTGCCGGAACCTGACCTTGTCGCCGTCAATCCAGCCCCCTTCAGCGACCAGGGGGCTGTCATCCATGACGATGCCGGGTCGCATGTCGATCCTGGTGAGCGCCATCAGACGGCGTCTTCCAGCAGCTCGACGCGCCGGGTCAGCTCCTGCACCGCACCGATCAGCAACGGCACCAGCTTGGAATTGTCCAGTTGCTGCATCTCCGGTCCATCCTTGGTGCCGCTGACCGCGTAAGGGCAAACCTCCTGAACCTGATGGGCAATCAGGCCATCGACCCGAGTGTCCGGGTCGCTCTTGAAGGCGAAGCTGGACGGCTTGAGCTGCATCAGCCGGTCAACCACGCCCGTGAGCGGTTCGATGTCCTGCTTCAGGCGGTAGTCGCTGCTGGTGTTGTATGCGGTCGTGCTGCCCGTGATGGCAATGCCGCCAACGGTTGTTCCGAGGTAGCTGAAATTACACAGCACCCCGGTAACCGTCATGTTCCAGTTGCTGAACAGGTCCTGACTGATGAACAGCCGGCCATTGACCCCCCATAGGGAAACCCCCAGCGTTGACCCCCAGGTGACGGAGTAGCCCGGCGTCGTTGTCGTCGTCGCCCCAACCTGAAGCTCGCCGCTCGCCCGGATGATGCCGGTGGACGCCAGACTATCGACGTAAGCTTTCGTCACACCATCGGTGCTGAGCGTCGGCGTCGCCAGTCCGGTGATTTTCTGCGAGCCGAAATCGACCGATGCCGTGGGCGCCGGGACCTGATCAAGCCGGGGCGTCCCCCGGTACACGTCGGTCGCATCGCAGTAGACCCACTGCGGCCCGGGCCGCAGCGCGTAGCCGGTGCCGGCGGCGGTTTTGATCGTCAACGAGTAGGCACCTTGCGTGCTGTTGTTGACGATCAGATACAGCTTCTCGACATTCGGGACCACGATGGTGCTGTTCGCGCTCAATGTCCCCGTGAAGACCAAGCAGGCATAGCGCGCCTGATCGGCACTGTAGTTGGTCGCCGTCAGCGTCGTTGCGGTGCCAGCTATCGCAATACTGGTAACGCCTGCAATCCCTTCCTCGATCCGGTCGAGAGCAGCATTGAGCTTCGGAGCGCCCCACAACGCTGAGTTTTCCCCAAGCGCCTGCTTCTCAATCCTGAGGCGAGTGGTGGGTGTGCTCGGCATGTCTCAGTCCTTCAGGAGATGATGTTGCGGTCGGTGCAACGACGCCAGTTGGTGCCGTCCGAGAAAGCCGGCACCCGGCCGCCCACGTCATCGGTGACGACAATCCAGTGGTCGGTCCAGCGGGATGCCAAGGGCAAATCCGCCTTGGGAAACGGCGCCAGCGAGAGCGGGAAGCCCCGGGCGCGCACGCGCAGCTCCCGGCTGACGTCGTCGGCCAGCTGCTGCGCCCAGGCTGGAGCATCACGCGGGACACTGACCATCAGGCTGGACCGATGGTGGTCACGGTGCCGCCGCTGCCGCGATATTTCAAAGCGCCGCTTTCCACGTACAAAATGCCGCCGCCGGTCGGGTTGGTCGTCGGCGTGGTGGTTGCGTCGGCGATGAAAACCACCTTGGCGCCGCTGCCAAAGCTGGCCCCGCCCAGACCCAGAGAGCCATCATGCTCAACCCGCAGCCGCTCCGTCAGGGTCGAGGAGCCGGTTGTCTGGGTCGAGACCAGGAAGCGCGTCGGCACGATGCCAGTTGCTATGGTCCCGGCCGCCACGACCGACAGCCGCAGCCCGGTCACATAAGCGCTGCCTTCATGCCCCCGGAAATCCAGCCTGGACAGGGTGTCGCCGGAGGTCACCGTCAGCGGCGTGCCCAGCGTGCCCCGGCTCGTGCGGTAGATGCAGCCGCTGTTGACAGCACTCCCGGCCGCATCGACCACCTGAACCATATCGCCGCCGCTGCGACCGATGTGGAAGTAGCTGGCTACCGACGTGATATCCCCGACGCCAACCCCGCCGGTTGCGAGTTGCAGCTTGCTGGCTGTGCCCAGCATGTCCGTGAAGGGGCGCAGCGTGCTGTCAATGCCGGATGCCCCCAGCGTGACCATGCCGGGCGTGCTGGTAGCGTCCAGCACCGCCACCTTGGCGGGTGTATCGGTAAATGAGGTGGTATACGGCACTTCCGGACTGCCCGCCAGCGAGACGGACCCGAAAACCGCCAGGGTGCCGCTGGCGCCGACCCGGACACAGTAGTTCGGCGGCGTGACGCCGCTGCCCTTGACGAAAGTTGCCCCCGTCACGACGCATTTGGTCGCGTTCAGATAGATGTCCGCTTTGGTCGCATCGCCGGTCGCGTTGCCGGCAAACTTGGTTGCGGCAATGCTGTGCTGTGACCCCGCAAGCTGCATCCCGTCGCTGGTGTTGGTATCGACCGCCCCGCCCAGCCAGATGTTTCGATAGCAGTTGGCATCCGTCCGGACACCGATAGCGTTGCTGTAAAAGTGGCAGCCGGTGAAGGTGCAGGACCGGGTGCTGATAAGGTCGAGCGCCGCATCGCTCGCCCCGCCGATGTCGCAGTTGACAAAGCGATGGTCGGCCCCGGTGGTGCAGACACAGGCGACGGTGCCGCCGTAAATCTCGCTGTCTCTGATGTAGGCCAGATAACGACGCGCGCCGAGATAGAGCTGATTGGTCGTGCCGCCGAACAGTTTGCAGCGGTCCATCAGGAGACTTTTGTAATACGGCGTTCCGCCGCCCGCGTAATCCAGGAACCGCACGGCGTAGAGCGCTCGCGACATGCCATTGATTTGCACGTCGCGGAACTGAACCTGGAACGATGCCGACGCGATCTCGAAGACGGTATCCGATGCGATGGTGTCGTTTTTAATGGTGGTTGTGTCGAAGCCGTCACCCTGGATGCTCAGCGCCCCGGAAACGGTCAGCTTGCCGACGCGGTAGGTTCCGGCCGGGAAATACAGTGCCTTGCCCGAAGCAACACAGGCGGTGATGGCCGCCTGAACCGCAGTTGTACAGGTGGTGTCGTTGATCGTCGCGCCGAAATCCAGAACGTTGACGCGATCCGCGAACCGCGCCGGCAGCGTCCTCGAGGTCGTTGAGCCGCTCGCCGTGACCGACAGCGTGCCGAGCGTCGCGGCACTGGCCGCTGCCGCCGTTGCACTGGATGCCGCAGCGGTGGCACTGGCTGCGGCAGCACTGGCCGACGCCGCAGCGCCCAGGCCGACGGTCTGGCTGGCGCTCTCGGCCTCTACTGTCCAAGTGGTCATGATTTAAGCGCTCGTGCTGTCGGTGATTAGGCCGAGGGTTGCCAGCTTGGTCAGCAGGTCGGCCAATGCGGCATTTGCACTCCGACTGCCCGTGATCGCCGGTTTGGCGACTGGCGTCGTGCCGTAAAACCCGATGTTGCCTGTGATCTTGGCGCTGGTCAGTGTCGTGATGCCGGAAGATCGGGTAACCGTCAGCGGTGTTGCGAGGAACGCCCCGGCATCGGTGTAGGAGTTGATCGCGAAGTCGGAACCAGCATTGGAACCACCCTCGGCCGTGCCGTTGACATACACCTTGAAGCGCGTCGAAGTGGCCGATTGCCATTCCAGAATACGGTTCTGCCCGGCCGCCCCATCAACTGTAATCGCCGCCGCCGTGCCCACGACGCCCGAAAACTTGGCGCTCTTCGCCAGGGCGAGGTTCTGGGTCAGGCTGACGACGCCGGTTGAGCGGGTGATCGTCAGCGGCGAGTCCTGGAACGTGCCGGCGTCATTGTAGCGATTGATGACGAAATCGCTGCCGACATCGCTGCCGCTCTCGGCCGTGCCGTTGGTATACAGTGACCACCTCTTGGCATCGGCGGTCGTCCATTGGATGGTGCGGTTGTTGGTCGCGGCGCCATCGATACCGATTGCCGGCGTCGCGGAGACAATGCCGCCAATCGACAGGTTGGTATCGCCCACCGTGTCAGTGCAGCCGCTGAACACGTTGTCTCTCACCCGCGCAATCGCCCTGACTGCAACGGGCAGCGAGATTGGCGCGGTGGCGCAGGTTTCGAAGAAGTTTCCGGTAACCACCAGATCGTCAGCCCCGGCTGCGGCCAGGATGCCGTACGGTGACGCCGACACTGACGAGCCGATGAACTGCGCCCGACCATTAATGACATGAAGGGCCGATTGATCATTGCTCCAGAAACTACAGCCGATAATCCGCGTCGTGGCGCCGCCAGTCGTATCGATGTAGATGCCATCCTGCTGCGCCGCCGCCTGACAGCCAATCAATGCCGTCCGCTTGGCCGTGCCCTTGATCCGGAACCCGACCGAGGTTGCGGCCACTGCTCCGTTGTAATCGGCGCTGCAACTCACGAGCTGGCAGTCGTCGGCGGTATCGATCTCGTAGCCGCAGGCGTAGCCATACGAGAAACAATTGGTCGCCTTGTTCCAGTCTCCGACATCGGCCATGCGGTACGCGATGCCGCTCCGCAGGATGATGGTCGGATCAGCGGCGGACCATGTGTTCTCAGCCGTCAGGTACGGATAACAATGGCAGTTGCTGATGCGGCCGATATCGTAAGTGACGGTCAAATCGAAGCCGGCGGTGCAGTCCACCAGCACATTATCAATGACGAACCGCTGTGCTCCGTACGAGAACACCGCCTTGGCGAAACCCAGGATCAGTGAGTTTCGCAAGGTCACGTCCTTGCCGGTGATGCTGACTGCCGTCCCGGCAAATGCCGCGACCTGAGTTGCCGCGTTGCCCTGAGTGAACGGGATTGTCAGCGCCGAATTGACGATGGTAACGCCGTCGATTGCCGACAGGCTGAGAACCGTGATCGTCGCAGCGGGGTTCAATTTGATGGTGCTGCCGCGCGTGCTGTAAGGCTCTAGAATGGGCGAGGCGCCTGACCCCGGCTTGGCGAAATGCCCCCGGAGCTGGCAGCGGACGGGAATGGTGAAATTGCTGGCGACATAGTACGTGCCGCCGTCATCCAGCCAGATCGTGCCGCCGTCGCTGCCCAGCGCCGCAAACGCCGCCGTGAAGGCCGCCGTGTTGTCGGTCGAGCCGTCGCCGTTGCCGCCAAAATCTTCCAGGTAATAGTGTCGGGCGAAGCGCACGGGCAGCGTCGCGGCGATCGTTGAGCCGGTCGCCGTGACCGACAGCGTGCTGAGCGCCGTTGCACTGGTCGCCGCAGCCGTTGCACTGGTCGCCGCAGCAAGGGCGCTGGCTGCAGCCGCAGCCGCACTCTCGACGCTTTCGCCCGCGAGGCTGATGCTGGAGCCGTCGAACCGGCGCGTCCAGGTCGTCGTCATGGCGTCATCTCCGTGCTGGCTGAGCGGATCACCAGCGGCCCGGCCGAGAACTCGGCGGCGTCGTCGGCGTCCTGCAAAACCTTGACCGCGTCGTCGTAGAGCATCTTCCAGACCTGGATACGGGCATCGTCGCCCAGATAAGGAGCGCTCTGGACCAGGGCGCCGAACAGGTAGACGCCCGGACTGGCTTCCAGGATGCGGTTCGAGGTAATGGTATCGCTGAGAGCGTCGGGCTTGGCGTAGTAGGCCATTTCCAGCAGGGCCGGGCTGCCCCCGGACGGCGGCGCCAGCTGCAGCTGTTCGCCCGTGATGCAGTAGTATTTCTGCGGGCTACCGGCCCAATCCTCAGCAAAGCTGGCCATTAGGGTGTGCGGGCTGAACTCCAGCTCAACCTCATCCAGCTTGAGCCGCCACATCTGCAGGAAGTCCAGGGGCAGCTCCTCATAGCCATCGCTGCCCAGGGTCGTGGTGGCCCGGGTCAGCATGCAGCGCAGGCGCAGGCGGGAGAACATGTCAGCCTCGGCCAGGGCGATGAAATCCGGAATCACGTCGGTCAGGTCCGCCCTCATCAGCCAGGAAGCGACGGAGGTTTTCAGGGTGGTGTAGCTGGTCAGGGCCATCAGGTTGTCAGGGTCTGGAGGTTGCCCGAGGAATATTTCGTCGGGTAGAAGCGAAATTCACGAAGATTGCCGTCGAGTTGTCTATTTTTGGTTGTGCCGCGGTTGCCCAGCTGGCACGCATTCACCGCCGCCACGACAGCCGCACCGGTCTGCACCGTGCCGCCGTTCAAGCAAGACTTGAAACCAGTGCCATCAAATGCAATCGCAAGTTTCACTGTCTGGGCATAGGGCGTGTTGGCCAGCTCCTCATCAGAGCCGCCGACCGTGACTGCAGCCCCGATATCGGCGGTTGTGTTGTACCGGCCGATGACCCTGTTATTGTCTGTCCCATCGGTAAATTCAAAAATCCGCGGGAAACTACCGTTGACATACGCAATCACCGCGTGCGCGTAGATCGTCCCGGCCGTAGTCTGAAACCAGGAGCCACCGCCAAAGATGGCGGGCGACATGACCACGCTCACGTCATCGGCGGCCTGGATCAGGCAGCCCGACGCGCCCGGTGTCGCGGTCCCGGTGGCGCCCGTGACCAGCTGCGCCAGGGTCCTGGCCGCGAGCGTGCCGCCGACCGCGCAGCCGTGATAGAGCTGGCTGGCGAAATTCAGCGACAGCGTCCGGCCGTCAGTCGGCACCGTGCTGACTGCCGCACCGCGCGGATTGGCAAGGCTGATGCCCAGGCTGATGGTCATTTGAAACCGATGATGCCCGTAGCGGTTGTATTAGTGCTCAGAACCAGCGTGGTCTTGATCGGCAGGATCGTTCCGGCGGCAGTGCTGGCGAAGGTCAGCGTCGTGCCGTCCTGGGTTTTTACGGCAATGGCGCCGCCCGAGCCGGTATAAAGCGACTCGTACCGGTTGGCTGTGGTGTCGTGCGGCGTCACAGCTGCGGCATCCGACGCGATGCCGTGTTTGTCGATGGCCATGGTTTCTCCTCTCAGAGCGTCAGCTCAAGCGCCCGCGAGCGGAACGCTGCGGCACTCATGCGGTGCGCGTAGGCGGACTGGTGCTGGCCCAGGCTGTCTGTCGTGTAGACCCAGACGCCGCCGTCAACCCGCCATTTGCCGGTGTAGCTGCCACCCGTGCGGTCCTCGACCACGGCAGCCACGTCCCAGACATCGGTGATCGCGGCATGCGGCAAGGTTCGTATCCAGGTGTTGATGGCTTGCCGGTTGGTATTCGTCGCCGGCACCGTCTGATTCACCAGCGTGGCCCAGGAGTCCGAGCTGGACGTCTTCGGGGTGAAGGTGCATTGGATGACCGGCAGGCCGAGCGCATAGAGCTGGTCCCACAGCAGGTTCAGCCGCGCCTTGATCTGCGCCTCCGACAACCCGGCATCCAGCGTGTCGTTCTGCCCCAATTGACAAATGACATGGGTTGCGCCGCAGTTGAGGAGGTGCTGGCGCCGGTAATAGGACCCGGTCAGGGTGCCCCAGGAGTTTGCCGTGCTGCCCGTGATCGCGATCTTGACCAGGGACACGTCGTTAGAAAACGTCCGCGCCAGCCAGCCAACGCCGTAAGTGTCGGCCTGGGGAGTGTCGCCGATGCCGGCGGCGACTGAGTCACCCAGCACCGCGACAACCGGCCGGCCGGCTGACAAGGGTGCCACGATGGCGGTCGGGCCGACCCAGGCCACCGCCGCCGTGCTTGGCACCGTCACCGCGTCAACCTCATCGACCGCGTCGAAAATCCCTTCGCCCGCCGCCAGCTGCAGCAGAACATTGGCGGTCGGCCACTTCTTGCCAACGGTATCGACCTCGACATACTCCCGGACGTAGAAGCTGCTGCCGGCTGGCAGGCGCAGCGCCACGGGATCGCTGAGCGCCTCGGCCCCGCCGGCCACGGCCCAGGTCCGGGCGTTCAGGACGGTCACCGGGTAGGTCGCCTCGCCATACTCAATGGCGGCCTTGAATGTCACGGTATCGGGCGGTGCTGCCTCGCCGCCCACCGGGGCGATGCGGTTGCTGAACCGCAGTTGAAGGGCGCCGACAGCGACATCAGACAGCACGAAATGACGGGTGCGGTAGGTGGCTGAAGCGCTGGCGCCGTCCGAGTAGATGGACGGGTATTCCGTCTTGTTGGCCACAGGGTAGAGCGCCGGAGCAGCGGCGAGAGAGCGCCGGCTGGGTGCCACAGCACCGGTTGCGCGTTCGGTCGTCCGCAGTTGCCAGATGGCGTTGGACGGCGAATTGCTGACACAGATCCAGATTTGCTTGGTCCGCGAGTTCTGCCATTCCGAGCCGGCGGGCGGGGTATCGTCGGCCGGCAGCGGGTCACGGGGATAGCTGTAGTCAATGCTGCTCAAGGGTCAATCCTCCGGTTCAGGGCAGGATGAGCCGGCGGCGCGGCTTGCGCGACAGCGTGCCGGGTGCGGTGCGGAGATAAGCCCACTCACTGCTGTCCAGCAGCTCCATCACCTTGGGACCGTGATCGGGGTTGAACATGTCCACGCCGTACAGATTCTTCCAAAGTTCGTACACGATGAACGGAACGGTTGCGGCGCGGCGCAGCTCGCGGGAAGGGCTGTAGCCGTCCCCGCTGCTGGCGAGCGCTTTGTTGGCTTCCAGAATCGGCCCGGCATCGGCCGACCTGATCACCGTGAGGTCCCCGGTCATGGGGTCCTCGACATAGCGCGTGTCAATCATCAGGCCACGTCCGAGCCTTCAACCTTTGCGTTTTTGCTGCTGGCTTTGGGGGGCGGTTCCGAGGACGAGACGACATGACCGGCCTTGGTCTGGGTCAGCAGGTCGGCTTCCTCTTTGCTCACCACATACTTCTGACCCTTCTGCATCGGGCCGCCGGCAATGGTGCCGGAGCGGTTGCCGGAATAGAACGGCTGGTTGTCGGCGGTGCATTCGAACAGCACTTCACCCTCACCCGGCTTGGAGGCGGTGTCTTCGGGAGGTTCCGAGGGGTTCTGCGGCTTAACGCCGACCTTCGGCCCCAGCAGGGCTGCGTTAGCAACCGCAGGATCGACAGTATCCAGCAACTCATAGCCACCTTCACCGTCCGGCTTGGTCCCCGACACCGTGACATTCGGGCTGAGTGACTTGGCCTGATCGGTGTTGACGATTTCAGCGGTGTCCTCGGTGGTGCCCGGTTCCGGCATGTTCGACTTGTCGGGCTCGAGCGCCGGATTGGCCGTGCCAGAGGTTTTGGCCGCCTCTTCGGCTTCCTGGACTGACTTTTCCTGCTCTTCAGCGAGTTTCTTGACCATGTATTCCTCCAGTATTGGGGGAGGGTGACACCCAGGGTGTCACCCCCTGTCACCCTGATCAGCCGCCAGTATCGGCAACAATTCCGTGGGCGCGTTCATTGAGTACTTTCAGGCAGTACTCGGTGAATACCATCCGTTTCTCGCTGTGGCCGGTTTTCGCCAGCGGCGTTTGTTGCAGCTTCTGGAAGTAGGCGATTTCCACTTTGCTGGGATCGACAATCAGGACATCCCTGGCCCTCATCAGGCGGGAGGGGACAATCTGAAGCTCGCCGAAATCAGAGGTATACACGTCAATCGCCGCTACAATCTTGCGGCTGTCCATCTCGCGGAAGGTTGTCGCATTGCCGGTAAATGCGCTAATCAGCTGCTTGTTGGCGCTGCCGACGAAGACAAGGCTGGGGTCGGAACCGGAGTTCCAAACCAACGCGATGACGGCCTTCAACAACGCCTCGGTGACGGCCCGCTGGGTTCCGTCCACCGCAGCGGTGGTAGGATAACCCGTGGTTGTGCCACTCAGCACCGGGTTGACGCCGCTGGTGCCCCGGGAAACATTGGTTTGGAGGAAGCTGGGAAAGCTGGCGGAGACCCTGGCAACGCTGGCGCTGCCGGCGGCGGCGACCTTGTTGGAGAGGATTTGTTTCTCCATATCGCGCTTCAATTCCTGAGTTTTCAGCGCGACCTGCTTACTCATGCGATTAAGATCGCCGACTTCGTCAGCGTTCTCGCGCGTGCTGGAGACTTGAGCAACTTTGTCACTGATCATCGTATAGTTCGAAAGGCGTACGCCTTCCGTCATAGCGTCGGCCGTGACATCGTTGCCTTCAATCTCTGCGTTAGTATCCACCGCTGCAGCTAAGTCTACGGTGACCCATTCCGGGTGCGTACTCGCAGCAGTAGTTTTACCAATCGCCGTCATGAACGGCGTTTCGGTCGGCGCGATCAATTCCGCAATTTTAGAGAGATCTTCTCGAATAACTGTACTCTGATAGGTTTGGGCGGTGTTGGTAGGGACGGACATAGGATTTTATCCCAGCTCAATCAACCGCGCGATGGCATCCATATCCCTGCCACCGCTGCGCTTGACGCGTTGCGTGAGGGCTTTCGCCTGATCGGGAGCGGGGCCGGCAGCACCGGGGCGGACCATCTTTGGCGCGGTCGCCAGTTTCTGGGTCACCTTGGGCTGGGCGGCTTGAAGGCGGTCGTAGAGCATCGCTTTGCGGAACCCGACCACGGCGCGCGGGTCGGAGGCAGCGGCAATTTCCTGCTCGCTGTAGCCGCACGTGCGCATGTAGTCGGCCAGCTCGCGCTGTCCGGCTCTCGCCTTCTCGGGGTTCTTCCAGTCCGGCAGTTCAGCGAGCAGGTGCTGGCGCGCATGGCTCATCATCTGCTGATGCTGCCGTTCCATCTCGCGCTGGCTCTGTTCCTCCGCGCGCTGCTTCTCGCCCAGTACCGCGCGCAGCTGATTGACCCGGGCCTCGTACAGCTCTTTCTGCTGGACGTAGGTCAGGGGGTCGCTGTGCAGCATCTGTTCGCTGGGCGGGGTCGGCAGCGATGCCTGGAGGACCGTGGCAACTTGGTCGAGCTGGGCAACGTAGTGGTTTCGCTCCTGCTGAATACGTTGTGCCTCCGCCTCGGCGGTGCGTCGTTGTTCAGCAACTTCAGCGGTCTTCCGGCTGTAATCAGCTTGACGCTGATAGCCGTTGAGCAGTTCCTCGCGGGTAACCTTCGCTTCCTTGCCGTCAATCTTGACGGTGAACAACTCGGGTTCTTCGGGTTCTTCCTGCTGTTCCGGCTGGTCTTCGCCGTCTTCTTCATCCTCTTCAGGAGGTACTTCCGGCCCCGGTTCCGGCTGTCCCTCTTCGGGTTCCGGGTCGGGGGCTGATGCGGACGGTTCAATCCGCACATTCCGGGGCGGCTTGGGCGGCGGGTTCTCCCGCTCCAGCAGGCCCGAAATCAGAGACACAGGGTCAGGGGCGCTTCCCGCATCGGCGGGCGCCGCGTCCAGTTCAGCCATGTCTATTCTCTCAGTCTTAGGGGTTGAGGTCCGTTCCGGCCTTGAGGTCATCAAGCGCAGCGCGCGCGATCAGGCCGTCAGACAGGATGGTTTCCAGCTCGGCGCGGACTTCGCCCAGCGCCTGGATGTGGTGCCAGAGGCGCTCGCGCAGCTCGGGCTGTTCGGCCGGCGAGTTGCGCCACGCCATCAGGAAGCGGGCGTCCAAGGCGTCGAAGGCGCTCGACAGCAGCGGGTCCTCGATGATGACGCGCGCCCGTTCGGCCACGGCGATGCGGCGCTTCAGCTCCAGTTCGATGTCGGTCATTCGGCTCGGCTCGAAGTCAGGGGCAAGCCCAGCAAGCTGAGCGCCATGCCGCCCTGTTCAGGGGTCAGTAATCCTGGGAATCGGCGAGCAACCATCGCGGTCAGGGTTTCTGGCGGCACATCGGCGGCCTTCTTCTGGCCCGCCATATAGGCCCGCAGGTCGATATCGTCGGCCGCATTGAACGGCGTCCTGACTTCACGGACGCGGCCCAGATAGTACGGCGTGATGGTGGCCCGCTGTTCCGGGGTCAGGTTCAGGCGTTCGGAGGCGTCGCGCGCTTCCGTCTCGCCCAAGGCCCGCTGGTAGGTCTGAAATTTCTGCTCATTGAGATGCTTTGACGGGTTGTCGAGAACGCTCAAGGCT